TTTGTTCCATACTTTATCGGTGATGAAACTAGATCAACTTGACTAGTAGTCGGGGTTCTCCCATCTTTTAAGTTAGTTACATCACCAATAGTTGCCTGATCGAAATTCATACGAATCATCGTATTATCCCAATCACTATCTGCCTGATTGACAGTAGATGCAGCACCTACAAGGAATAGTGCTCTCCAAGTAGTTCCATCATAATAATATGGTTGACTACCAATTTGTTTAATTTGTCCAGTGGTTCCTGCTGTACCAATAACTGTTGGATTATTGTGGGATAGTGTCAGAGATGGTGTATTGGTTACTTCAGTTGACCCAATACCAACACTGAGATTACCATAAATGTTAGCACCTTCAGTTGTTGTTTTAAATCTCAATACATCATTAGTATCATAGACAAGTACATTACTAGGTCCAGGTTTAAGATTGATACCACTAACACTTTGAATATCAAACGATCCATTGAGATTATTATGTAATATTGTTGAAGTATTACCTGAATATTGTAGATTCAGCGCCGCCCCTACCTGAATGTTACCATTAGCAACAATTAGATCAGAAGTAGTAGCACCTCTAGCAGTTACAGATGCAAGAGTATCAGATCCTCCTCCACCGCCACCTAGCCCAACACCATAATTGGTGATGTTGAGAGTTGAAATGCCAGTAACACCAGCACCACCACCTACGAATTCTGTTGCAGTTAATGATCCGGTTGAAGAATTGAATGTTAGATTACTACCACTCTTAGGTGGCAAATTACCAGTAGCAGCAGTTGTGAATAGTGGAAAACACGTTGTATCACTAGACTCATCAGACACTGCAACTTGACTTGATGCTCCAGTTAGATTTCCGACAACTCCGCCATTGGCATTAAGAGCTCCGGTAAGTGTAGAAATACCACTTACTTCTAAGAAATCAGTTCTTAAATTATTAGTATTAGCGATACCAGTGTTGGTAATAGTTACACTACCAGTCGATCCACTTAAGTTAATACCAGTTCCAGCTGTAACACTAGTAACTGGAATTGCAAGTGTTGTTCCATCGCCAATAGCAGTATAAATCTCAGTAAAATTTGAATTTGCCTTAACGGCACCATCAATCAGACTGTCACCTGTTCCATCATTAGGCGAAGAACCAGTACTTATTCCTAACTTGGCCATGGTAGTTCTATTTGGTAAAAGTATTTATTATGATGTATAATCCCTATATTTCAAAGGTTCAAATCTAGACAGAAGACCAGAAGAAGAAATTCCAATGATTCCATTGTTGCCATAGAAATTAAATTCTTGTGGTGATGTTCTTCCTTCGAGCTGAATCTTACCCCAACTAAATCTACCCATATTAGAAGCAGAACTAATTCCACCTGCGTATACGGTAAAGGTTCTACTATCAAAGGTAAATGTAGATGAATCGAAGGTAATCAAAGAGGAGGAGAATGATTCAGTTGAGATATTGCCAACATTAGTAAATACCCTTCTTACAGTGGTAGTACCAACACCGACAACATTTTTCTCAAGGATGTAGGTGCTCTTAACTTGATACACACAATCAATGAATGATGTAGTAACTCCTATCGGGGTTCCATCATTTGATTTAGAATCAATAGTTTCATTTGTGTCAACATTTGAGCTGAATACTGAGAAGTAATCACCAGTTCCAATACCACTAACGGTAATACCAGTTCCAACATACTCACTATCTCTCATAAACGAATCAGTGGGAATATAGAAATCAAGGATTATTTCATTTCCGCCAGATACAGTTGATAGACCGAATCCAACCAAAATACCATAATCACCACTATAATCATCAACACCAATCTCTTCTCTTACGATAGTTGGCTCAGAGATGAGAACTAAAGGAGGATTAGTATTTGTATAACCAGTTCCAGGATTGGTAATAGTTACAACACCAACACTACCACTAGAGAGAGATAACGTACCAGTAGCTCTTGTTCCATCAGAAGGATTAGCGATACTCAATGTTGGAGACACGGTGTATCCAGAACCAACGTTGGTTATATTAATAGAGACAGTTCCAAGTCCAGAAACAGTAGCCGTAGCAGATGCTGAAACTGAAGTATCCTGAGATAAAATCTTGATCTTATTTTGGAAATCTCTATCACCAGACTCAGTGTAAGTATCAAAGAGAGGTCTTACACTATCAACATATGCGATTGTTGAAGCCAAACTAATTGGTTGAATGAGATAAGAAGTTGGGTAGATGAGAGGTTCATATTCAACTCTATCTTTGCCAATTTCTTGTCCATCAATGATCTTATCAATCTGTTGTTTACACCATGTTACAGGTCTACTGAGGGTTGTATCATCAGTAACACCAGGACCATTGTAGGTAGTGGTTTGAACACTATCAATGGTGTTAATACCAACAACAGTTCTTGGATCCTCATCCAATGAAATACCTTGACCTTGTTCTGGGTTGTTGTTGATATCTAGTGTATCACCAACCTTAACTGTTTCCAGAATATCAGTGAATACAACATCAATATCTCCACTACCCTTGTAGAATAGTACCTTTGAACTATCACCAGGTTCTGGTGCTTCAACAAACTGAACAGTACCACCACCAGTGAAGTTATATGCAACTTCTGGTTGTTGGAGAATATCATTGATAAAGATCAAGAGAGTTTTATCAACTTCAATAGGTGATCCTGGTGCTGATTGGATTGAAAGTGCAACATCATTAACTGATAATCTAAAGCTCTTATTCAAACCATCAAATTGTGAATCAAAGTTATCAAGAACCTGAAGTTCTCCAATAGAGAATCCATTGAAATCATCTTGATAAACATCTTCAATAGATACTTGGAATTCACTGAAGGTTCCACTAGTAGGAATACCAGTTGCACCACCAACAGAAACAGTTAGAATCTCACCATTACCATAAGCGAAACCTTCCTGTTTCAGTTGATAATCAATAACACTACCACCAGCTCCAACTTGAATATCAATGGTTGCGGATTGGCCAACACCCTGTACAGAACTTCCACTATAAATCAGAGGAATGTTTGTATAAGATGCAGGATCATCAATCACAACTTTAGGTGGATTGGTTGAGGTATAACCAGATCCAGGGTTAGTGATTGTAATACCAGTTACATTACCATCAGATATAGTAGCTGTACCAATAATTTCAACATTAGGAGTTCCAATGCTGGAAGTTTGAACACCAACAAACACTGTTCCTAATCCAGATCTATAACCAGAACCAGAATTACCAATACTGATAGATGTGATTGTTCCAGCTACAGATACAACTGCGGTACCACCAGCTCCAATTAGAGGTTGATATCCACCACCTTCTGTGGATCCAATAGAAACAATAAAACCACCAACTGGTAGGTTAGTTCTGTTAGGATCATAGCCATAAGCTGCTCCACTTTCTTCAAATCTAATTGAAGAAATACCAGAGGCAGTTTCAGAAAGATCATATGATCCTTGATCTGCCTGAGCACCTTGTGGTTCTTGGAAGATATTGTTGATAAGAACAATAGCGTTATCTGTTGAGAACCCTGTGATATTCTGACCTTCACTGGTGAGTCTAAACTCACTTCTAAGACCTGTGAAGTTATTTGATACATCATCAAATACATGGTTAGCGAAGTATGTCTCTCTATCACTATTGACAGGAGCAGTTCTCATAAATGTTCTACCTTGGAAAGTAGAATGTGTAGTCAAACCAGTGTAGTCTCTCTCAGAAGGTGCAGATGATGTAGTGGAGAGTGGGATAGCTCCATATGGTGGAGAGATAAAGTTGATAGTACTACCAACAATATTGTATGTACCAGTCATCTTAGTAATGGTAGATCCAATACCATGAGGTTGTAGGAATGTTCCAAGTTGCCCTCTCTGGACAGATAGATTTCCAAGTCCACCAACACCAACAGAATCAACACGCATCACCTCATCATCAATCCTAATCAGATCAGCTGCGGCGATAGATGTAACACCAGTAGTTGGGAATACTGAATCGAATACAATACTATTGTTGAGAGTTGAGGTAATCTGAGTTTCACTCAAAGGTGCCTGAATCATATTATCAACAGCTATCAGAGCCTTAGCGTTCTGTTTCTTAGCTGTGATATTGTGAGAAGTTCCAATACCAACTGAAGTGAATTGGAATACCTCTGGATTCAATCTCAGTGCCTTTTCTGCACTCTCTGCAAATCTAACACTACCATCACCAACCTTAACAACATAAAGATCTCTAGGAAGTTTATCAGTAACACCAATACCAGTTACATTAGTAGCTGCAATTCCAATTGCATCCTCAGTAAGAACACCACCATAAGAATAGGTAACATTTTCACCAGTAACAAAGAAGTGTTCTCTGAGGAATAAGGTATTGTTATCAAAGTCGAATGTTGATTCAGTGTTACCAGCAAATGTTCTTTGGAAGATTGGAAGACCATCATGTTTCAGATCAAATGCAGTTCTCAGATCAAGTTTAGTACCTTTGTATAATCCTGTATCTGATTCAATAACAACATTGTTAAGATCTAGACCAGTTGCAGCAGATGAATTAGCGTCATAAATGTTTTGTTCAATACCAAAGGTTCTAACTTCAACATCTACATTTGCGTTAGGTGTATAAGTTAGGTTTGTATAAGCAGCTGTGGAACTTACTCCAATCTGGCCAATACTACCACCAGTGTAGATGTTTGCAAACTCTACAAATCCCTCATTTGATTCAGAAGCGATAATACAAACTTCAAACATCTCATACTGAGAGTTAGTTGTATCCTTAACAGATACAATGTAGTAACCAGTTGCGTATGGTTCTTCAAACTGAAGGATAGTATTAGCTACTGGTGATCCAGAAGATGCAATACTCTTATATCCAGAGTTCAATCTGGATTCTTGGAGTGTTAGTGAAGAGATTCCAGTTGCAGAATCAGATATTGCTACAATAGAAGTATTTGTTGTAACCGCAGTTCCAACACTAGGTGTGTACTCAAGAACAATATTACCACCAGTTAATCTGGATCCAAAAGTACCGAATCCAGTAGATGAATATGAACCAGGTTTGGTTTGCATCTCACCATATTCCACCATATAAACATCAGTTCCATCATGAATCAGGTTGAACTCATTAGATGCGTATTCACCATTCTCATCTTCTTGAAGAACAAGAGCCTTAACAGATCTGAAAGTAGATGATACAGATACAATAGTTTCTAGTGTGTTATTAGGTGTTGTTTCTCTGTTAGTATCTAAAAGAGCAACACTACCAATATTAGTATTACCAATGGAAGTTATATTATCCTTGATACTGATAGAAATGGTAGATGTATCATATGTGTTGTACTCAGTCTTCACAGGATAGAACTGAAGGTTCCAACCATCAGCAGTTGAGAAGTAATCAAAATATCCAAGTTCTGGATAAGTTTCCATTGTTGCATATTGTTGCATGTATCCAACACTTTGACTTTGGATCAGTGAAACAATAGAGAACTGCCTCTCATCTGTAAAGATTCTATCTCTCACATATGTGAATACTTTGTTGTAGATATCATTGAAGTTAAATGATTCAATACTACTGTATTTGGTAGGTCTCTCATTGCTGAAGAACTCACCACTAAAGTCATCAATGTCAAGAACTCTGTTACCAACTGATTGGAAGTAGTCAGAGAGAATTCTGTTCTCAAAGAAGATTTCATCAGAAGTTAGAACACCATTGATAGTATTATTATTTTCAGTTACATAATCAAAGTCATAGAAACAGTGGAGACTTGCTCTACCGACAATATCAGTGGTAGTATCAACATTGGAATCAAAAGGTTGTGCAACAGCGAGAGGTTGATCCTCAACACTAATAATCTGAAGATCAGAGAACTCTTTATATCCAGAGATATGGTTCAATGCAGATACAGGATCTTCCCACTTATCGTAAGGAATTCTAGATTTAATTGAATATGAGAATGTTTGATAGTACTCATTATTTGGGATTCTTTGTAGAGAATCATTCAAGAAACCTGTGCTCTTCTGCCAACCATATGTTACAGTTGCACCAGCACCTGTAGTGATTTCAGCATCGAAATCAACTTTGGTTTGAATGACAGCTTGAGTATCAGAAGATAAACCTCTTACAATTTGACCAACCTCATATTCCTTAGGAGTATCAACCTTAAGTACTTCAGTAATCGGATTCCAAGATTCAACTCTACCAGTCTGTTTTCCTCCATATAGGATTACTTCATCTTCAAAGAAATCATTTGTTGTAAGTGTAGGATTGAAGATTGGGAAATGATCAATAGAAATAACTCTACCAGCTGAGTTTAGTAGATCTACATTACCAGGAATATCACTATCACTCAAATATTCCTTAAGACTATAATCAACATATGCACCAGGACCACCACCAAGATTGGAATCTGAATCAGTTACAGTGAAGAACTGGTAACTATAATTTTCAGAGTTATATCCTCTAGCTGTTGAACCAACTCCAACATTCAAGTTCTCAACAAAGATCTTACTACCAACACTGTATGGGAATGCACTTGCGTCACTGAATGTACTATTCAGATAAAGTCTGACAGTCTTGGTTGATGGTGTATATGCCAGAGACACAATACCAACACCGTTTGTATTATTGACAGGAATGATTTCAGGTGTTACATTATACATTCCAGTGGTGTTCTGAAGAATAGTAACTTCAGTATCACCAAGGTTGTAGAAGAGGTCTAAACCTTCAACAACATCTCTTGTGTATCCATCAAGAACAACCAGGTTAGGTGCCTGTAGATAGTTTCTACCACCAGAACTAATACCAATAGACTCAAAGGAAGTGAGAGATTCCAATTCAAGAATCTCAGGTGGATTAGCGATAGGTCTTAGAGTTTCATCAGTAGGATAATCAAATCCAATATTAGTAGCGTTGAAAGTCACTCTTTGAATCTGACCAATATTAGTGCTCAGTGGTTTCAGAATAGCACCAGTACCATGTGTTGTAGTTACTGTATTGATGCCAGGGATAATATCATAGTTGGCTCCATTGTCCAACATAGAGATACGACTGATTGCTCCCAGAGCTGTGGATGATGTTGTTTCATATGTGGTTACTGAATTCTCAACATTGTATGTTACTGTATCAGGTTCTTCTGGGATACTGTAACTAAAAGTGGTTGTTCCGATACCACTCAGTGTATAAACACCGTCATATCTGGTTTTCTCTGCACTAATCTCATTGTTTGAATCTACATCAGTATCAATAAAGATTTCTTTCTTGATATCAGTGATAATATCATTATTGATAGGAACAAAGTTATACCATAGGTTTGTTGGAACTTCATCAGATACCAACAGAGTCAAGTTTGCATCTGCATCGATGCCAGGTTGTCCCGAAGATGTAACTTCAAATGTCGTATTAGTTCCAGATGTATCATAGATGTTAGTATACTCACTATCAGTGAATAACCTCATCTCGAAGGCAGAATAACGAATACCACTTACAGCAAAGGAAAGTGATGGATCAGAGAGATCAAACTTCAGTTTGTTATTTCTCTTGACATATAGTGGTGGGTTGATCTTAGAAAGAGTTCCAGTTCCGTTTGATTGGATATCAATAACTTGTGGTCTATCTTGTGATAGTTGGAACTTCTCCTTCACAAGTTGGAAGGAATTGGTATCATAAGGATAGATGTAATATAATTGATCATCATCCAAACCAGCAATTGGTGAAAGTCCTTCTCTATAAAGAACCTTATCACCTTTGGTGAATTCATGACCAAAGATGGTTAAAGTATTCTTAATAGTATTGGTTGTAATGATATACTTGAGATCAAATATAATTCTTCTAGAAGAATCATCATAAGAAACACTTACTGTTTTGGTATCAGTTGGTTTGACAGAAACATATACAGTATCAGCAACTGAAAGACCATGTGTTCCAGAAGTTGCAACATTAACTTCAGTTCTAGAGATTCTACCAGTTAGTACATCATCCTTATCTGTAAGGAAACTATGGAAGTCATCAGTAGGAACAGATGTGAAGTAGAGGAGACCAGAAGTAGTTCCAACTCCAACAAACTCAGCTTCAGTTCCCATACCAATCTTATTGGTGGAGAGACCAATAAAGTCTCTATTGATAGGAGCTGTGTAGTAGAAATCATATGTGTCTAGATTCTTAAAGGTAGTTGAAATACCATTCCAAACACCAATAGGAGTTCCACCCTGTTTGTTGTAGTAGAGTCTATCATTTACATTCAAACCATGATTTGGTAGATAGATCTGCTTAGTAGGAATAAACTTCTGTGTGACCCCTACACCGGGGTTAGAGAAGGTGATAGTAGATCCAGCACCAACAGTACCAACACCTACAACCTCTTGTGGGTAGAAATAATATTCTTTATTAATTTCAAGAGCATTGGTTGTCTTCAGAGCTCCAACATTAATACGGAACTTACGAGGATCTTCAAACAGAATTGCACCGTTAGTGTGTGCCAAACCACAAGAGATTCCATCATATTCTCTTCTAACACGAACTCTTCTTGATTTTGTATCAATATTGAGAACTCTAACATTCTCTGTTCCAATACCTAGAATATCATTCTCACGGATGGTTGGATAGTTCAGATCACCAGACACATAGAAGTATGTGGTGAGTCCTGTAACACCCGTAGAACCAACTCCAAGGGTCAGTACAAAGTTATCTGTTCTGATGCCAAGTCTAACATTTCTAACTCCAGAGTAACCACTAAAGGTTGTGGATAGTCCAGAGATAGTCACCAAATCAGCAGTATTGAATGGAATATTCTGAGTGGAGAATCCAATGAACTGATTCAGACTAGTGATATTTCCAAACTCAATATTATCTAAACCTGTGGTTTCATAAGTGATGTAATTTACATCAACACCAGAAACTCTCTCTACACGACCTTGTGCATCAGTTCCATTGGTTCCTTCATTGTTGAACAGAATACGATCATTGACTTTATAGAAGTTACCACCAGTAATGATACCAACACTCTCAACATTTCCCTTAGAAGCACTTACAACATCCAGAGATTGGTTTCTTTCTTTATCAGAATTGAACACATAATCATAACCACTATGATCATCATTGGTGTGATATGCAATCGTGTTCCTAAACCACTCACCATTCTCCAGATTGTAATCATTCTGATTACTCAATACACTGAAGTTAGTGATATTTGGTTTTGAGTAGAATGTATTTCCAATGAAGTATGGGAATACAGGTCTCTTATAGTTTTTGAAAGGACCAGTAGAGTCAACACCGAAAGTATTCAGAGTTGTGAAGTAACAATATCTACCAGTTGGATAATCAGGAGTTACACAGAAACGACCATTGTGGATATCAAGGTTACCTCTATCTGTGAAGATATAATCCTCAATAAAATATCCAAGAGGGAACAATGAAGTAGGAGGTCTGTTGGTAGGATTGGTTCTTAGTTCATAACCAGAAATCATCTGAGAAACACTACCACCCTGTGGATCAGTGAAACCATAAGGACCATAGATTGGGTTACCATCATATGCCCACCCAAGAATAGGTGAGTGATAAGAACTTGTATTCTCTACACCACCAGTTAGTGTGAGATCAGAAATACCATATTGTGTTTGATCAATACCAGAGATAACATAAGTATTAGATCTTAGTGGTCTTGGTGCATAGAGGTGACAATACTCAAGTGAAGTATCATCAATACTTTCACCAACAAAACCATCATCTACACCAATGTTATCAAAATCTCTCTCAAAGATGTTGATATTCCAGTTTCTAATTACAGCCTCAGCTTCACCATACTTACCAGCTGGTTCTACTTCAATAGTTGTAGATCCACTCAGATAACCCTGACCACCACTCATGATTTGAACAGAAGTGATCACACCATTATCAATCACAGGTGTAAGTTTTGCAAATCCACCTTCACCTTTGATGATAAGGTTTGGTGGAGAGTTGTACTCAGATCCACCATCATTTACAATAACATCAACAATTCTTGAGTTACTAACGATAGGTGTTAGTTGCGCATCCTTACCACTATTGAATGAGATGTTTGGTTGTCTATTGAAATTAACGATCTCAGAAGAACCATAAGATACACCATTGTCTGTAAGATCAACAGATTGAATTGTTCCTCTAAAGATTGGTTGAACCTTACACTGGAAGTCTTGACCTGCAACTGTATTAACACCAATAATACCATCAAGAGTAACTTCGATGGGAAGATAGTTGAAACTACCATTACCAATAGTACTGATATCAACTAATATATTTTTATCATAGAAATACTTCTTTTCAGTTACACCAGTACCCACCAAAGATAGTGAGAAGTTATTGTCATCTACCTTGTTGACATAGTATGACTCAACAGTGGACAATCCAACAATACCAGTGGTTGTGGTGGAATATTTAATAACCTCACCAGAGTTGTAACCGTGGTTAGGAATCTCAAAACGATTACTTGCTGTTTTGATTCCTGTTACTGGAATAGTTCTTTGATTATTCTTATAACCCTCACCAGAATTAATAATGTAAATATCTGCTACAATGTTTCTACTACCAACAGCTGTGATAGCTTGAACACCTGTTCCAAAATTAGTGATATCGACTGTATTGATACCAACTCTTGCATCATCTTCTGAAGTGTGGAGTTTGATAGTAGAGGTATCTACCAGTTCAACATAATAGAAAGCATTGGTTGAAAGACCAGCGATAGGTAATCCATCTTTAGCATCATAGAATACTTTATCTGCAACATTAAGTTTATGGAATGTTGAGAATCCAATAGTATCATTTCCAATATCAATTCTTCTTGCAGAAAGTTCTGAGTTGAAACTAAGTGAATGAACGATACTCGTCATGTTCACTTTAGCAATAGCTTCCTCTGTGGGGTTACCACCAGTGATAGTTATTGTGGGAACATCCAGATAGTGAAAACCACGATCAATAAGGTTCAGTGCAACCAACTCTCCTTCAACCGATACCGTTCCTTCTGCACCACTACCATAGTCATCAGAGATACTCAGTACAGGAGGATTGATGATATCATATCCTTCACCAGAATTAGTAATCTCTAGAGATCTGAGATCACCATACTTCAAACTTTCACCAGACTTATAGTTGAGAACCTCAACACCATTGATGAGGATACCATTATAACCAGGTTCAGTTAGATAAGTACCAGACTTATTATCAGGTGAAAGAACTTCTCTTACAATATTCTGTGGAGAGAGTTTCTTGTTGTAGAAATCATAATAGATAAACTCATTATCCACCACAGTTCCACCCAAAACCATAAACTTGTTAGAGAAGATATCTGCTCTAGATCTTGAAAGTTTAATACTTGTGGAGTTAATTCTTTTTACATAATAAACATTAGCATCAATGTTATCAAACTTACTCTCAGTTTCAGTAACAACTTCAATACCATCAGGAGTGATAGTTGTAGATTTAATAATACCTGGTTTGTAGAAGATAGCATCACCAGTTAAGAACCCATGATCAGTATTTGTAGTGAGAACTAAGGTTTCTGCATCTACAGAAGAACCAGAGAAGGTGATCTTTTTATCATAAGGATCAGTAAAGATGTTTGAATAGTTGGGAAGTGAGTTGGATGCAACTGCAACATCACCATTAAACTTCTGATATACATTCTGAATATTAGCAACAAAGTTATTCAGAGTAGGATACTTACCAGAGTTTCCTTTGAGAAGTTGGTTTTCTAGTTTAATATATGCGATACTTCCAATATTTGCAGCAAGTTTTGCCAATACTGTGTTCTCAGAAGAAGATCTGATTACAGTACCTGGAAGTTGTAATCCACTATTACTTGTAAGTGTGATCTGATATCCTGGTCTCAGAAATTGACTATCAAATAATGTGATAGAATATGACTTTTCTAGTTCATCAACTAGTTCAATGTTTGAAATATCCCACTCTGTCTTAACATTGGAATACCAATTCTGAGATCTCTCATCACCTCTCTCAATACCAAGAGTTTGGATATTGATAGTATCATCTTTGTTATAGAAGTATGAATCTTCATTCAGTTTAAACTCTTTGAGTGTAGAAGTAATACGAACCTGAATCTGGTTACTAGTATCAAATCCAACATAAGCATACGAATAATCATCTAAACGAATATCTTGTTTCTTAACAAATGGTTCATCAACTCCATAAACATTGAAGAACTGGTTGATACTTTTTCCAGTATATGCAATCGAAACTAGATCACCAACATTATCTTCGAGGATTAGATTACCTGTGTATGGAAAACCAATAGTTGAATCAACATCTAGGATGGTTGCACCAACACTAACATTGTTCAGAAGTTTTGTTTTAGGATTAACTTTGAACTCACCAAAGATAGAACCAGTAACACTGATATCTCTAGCATATCCAGAGTCAATACTAATCTGGTAGTATTGACCATCACCATAGTTGATTGGTTTGACATTAGATACAGAACCTCTAGAGTTTGTAGAGTCCTGAAAGAGTGTGAGATTCTTGAGTTCTAGTGGATCACCTGAAATCTGTTCTACAACAAAGTCTTTCTCTACTTTGTAATCTGCATCAGAAGGTCTGAACAGAAACTCACTTGGTTTGATGATATCTACTTCTTCACCATATAGAGCTCTGAAGAGGATCTTAAATGATTGATCTGTTCCTTTTGATTTGTAGAAACTATCTACATTGTAAAGGAAGTTTCTTTGATCCAGATCAGAGAAGAATTGTCTCTCATTAAAACCAGGAGCAATCTGATTCTTTAACTTCTTAAAGAACTCTTGTAAGAAGATAACATTGAGGTTTTGGATAACTGAGTTATCTGTATGTTCTGCTGCTTCTGTTTGTTCAAATGTCAGTTGATCTGGTTGGTTACCAGAAACATATGTTGTAACACCACTGAACCCTCTGGTGCAGTTGATAAAGGAATTATTACTAATCGATTCGTAGTGAATGATTTCCTGGTCAATCTTAATGAGACCATTGGTTTCAGGAAACCCTTCAGTAAAGTTTGTAAGTGATGATGTGGGGATTGTTGTGGCAGTATAATCCAGATCACCATTCAGTTGGGTGGATGTATTAAGGGAGAAAAGTTCATCAACCTTAATGTACTGATCCATATTTTGAATCAGATCAAAAGTACCACCTTGATACTCTTGTGACTTATAGTATTGCTTTATAAATTCTGGAAGAAGAGGAAAGTCTTCCAAAACATACCTAGGAAATTGACTCTCAACAATATCCTGGAACTGAACTCTATCTACTGCCATTTTCTGATATTAGTAGGAATATGATGAAGTTGAACTTGAACTAGTTGATGATACTCTAGAAGAAATCGATGTTGATCCAGAGACAGTAGATGTGGATGTGGAAGAAGAAATAATTGGTGTTCTCCTTACCAAGTTATTTGCGTAACTTGAAGTAACCAGATAGTTTGTTCCAGACACATCACTTCCTGATGCAATTCTATCTGTTATCATATTTACCTTCATATTAAAGGGGTCTAATTGGAGATACAGATCTTGTAATCCAATAACATCATTTGAGTAAGGTGTTGCTGAAATCTCAACCAAGTTAGTTCCACGGAATACATCAGTAGAAATAATATTGATTGGGTTGAGTTTAATCTCACCCTTAATATAATCAATAGTTCCAATTGATCTTCTTAGGATCACTGGTTCAGTTGGGGAATTGAGTTTGAACAGGAATACAGTTCCTGTCTTCAAATCACTAGAAGGATTATCACCAAGATAAACAGTATCTGAAATACCACTAATCTTAAATCCTGAAGAACGAATATTATATCCAATCTGTCCTTGATGAGTACCGTGCCCATGATTCAGAATCTGGAAACGATTACCAAAACAAATTTCATATTCAGTGAAGGTATTCATTGTAGCCTGTAAGTCTCTTCTGATATCTACAGTTGTGATATTAGAAGTAATAGACTCATGACTTTCATCAACAATTCTTTGGAATTGACTATATTTGAACCTTGCCCCAAACTTATTTAACTCAGTAGAATTAGCGTATAAATCAACATTCTGTGTCACCAAACTCGAAACGAAACTTGCATTAGGTGCCTGGTTTGAGTTGTAATAAACATTAGAGTTTGTTTCAACATACAGATACTTAAGATCAATAATCTCAGTAACAATACCTGCTACAGAATACTTACTGATCTGTCTCTTAATATTCTCTTTGATCGTACTTGAAAGAAATACACCATTTGTTGGTTTGATACTTACAAATACCTTACCAAACTGTGGAGGCGTAAGTTCCTCTCCACCAAAGGCTGAGATAGATTCAGTCTCAGGATAGATGGTAGGAATGATTGCCTCAAAGTCACCAGCAGTTACTGCACGATTCTGTGATGAGTAGATCTGTGTTGAATACTTCTTGATTGATTCTACACTCTCAATACTACTACCACCATAAGATGATTCATTAACTGTGATGAGTGATACACCAGATGTGATTGCGTTGTTGTTATTATCTCTAAGTGTTCCTGCGTATCTCAGTTTTGATATTCCATTACCACCTTCACCATCACACTGAATATAATTAATCTCAATGTAGTTTGGTTCTTGTAGTGATACACCGAATGTTCCATCACCAAACATTACTTCATATCTTTCAGAGTCGATCTCTTGAAGGAAGTATACAGGTGACTGTGGTCCAACTTCAAACAAACTATCAAACTGTTTGAATACCCTAGTAACAGTAGAAGATTCTGATTCTTTTACACTTACACGAAGTAGTGAAGTATCAACACCAGAGTTAGGTAGAATAAACTTCTGTGTTTGATTACGTGAAGATACCGTGTAAGTTTGTTTTAAATATGTACCCTGAAATACATCAATGTTGATAAAGTTTGCAATACCATCAGAATCAACTGGAACAGTTACATCATTTGAAATTGAGAATGTGAGTGATTTACCACCATTAATTTTGGTACCACTAATACCTACAATACCAGCCTTTAGAGTAACAGATGTTGCTGTGGTATTAGATACATCTACTAAGAAAGAAATATTAGCTACGGATGCTTTCCTTGACCTTGGAAGATATCCAACGTTTCGAGATAGTGATACAACATTCTCTCTCAATGTTGCACTATCAATGAACACTTCATTCGTCACCATGTTGGTGTTATATGAAGTGATATAAGTGTTATATGCTAGAGTATCGATTATCGTAGATAAGTTCGATCCTTCAAAATCATAATCAGTGAAATTAGAATTTGCACGAAGATAATCTTGAATGGATGCCTTGATCTGATCGAAATCTAGATTACTAAAATTTACTAAAGGCATTTTACCTGGTTAGCTCTAAGGCGAATGAGAGTTGTTGTGTATCAACATCAATACCAACAATTTGATATTTGATCAAAACATCATATTGATTACCATCATAATCAGGAGTAACTTCTACTTTTTGAAGTTTTACTCTTGGTTCAAAATCTTTAATGGTTCTTTCAATTTCTGATCTAATTGCTACGGAACTGATTGAATCCATAGGATCAAACAACATCTCACTCACCCTACTACCAAGAAATGGATTGAAGGGTTTATCACCTCTAGAGGTGAATACCAAATTACGAATAGAACGAGCAATAGCGTTAGCGTTCTTCAATACAATCAAGTCATCGTTTAATGGATTAACTTCGAAAATTGCACTGATGTCCTTAAACCCTTTGCTAATTCTTTCAGCAGGCACTTGTTTGATACAACAATTCTACCTTATTTAGAAGACTAATCCTCAGTTAATGTTACCTGTTCAGAACCACAAGTACAGATATGATCAGGGTCAGAACAATCAGTTGCTTCAAAAAGTCCATCTGTATTCACCTTCTTCATTTGTCGAGGATTCTTAGTGTCATTTGCAATCTCTCTTAGGAATTCCTGGTCACTCATTTTCTCTCTCCTTAGCTGTTTTCCAAAAGTATTCGTCTTCACGTCCCATACCTAGTCGATCAAAACCATTCTCTACAGAGTATTCAATAGTAGATACTTTGAAGTCGGGTTGTTTTGGTTCTACAGGTGTAAGACTATTATCAAAGATTCTCATACGATTGTTTGGATACAAGGCATACTGCCCATTCTCCAGTTCAATCAAGTTATGAGACTTATGTTCTGCAGGGTTCTCAGATGTTGCATAATCAATGACATCTGGATCTGCATGATAGTTATCAATGGTACAGATGTAAGTACCTTTCATAATACCATGGTCTCTGGTATATAGTTCAAAGTCCATAGATCCAATGAACTGTTTTGCAATACTTACAACACCATAATCCATACAGTTCCAGAACTGTAGGTTAGGTAGGTTCATATCAGGTTCTGGTGTATCTGGTCTTGATACAAACGCACTGATAGGAAGTTTATCATACATTGCTGCATACTCTGGAAGATATGTCTCAAAGTAAAATGCACGTCCTGGTATACTCTTACAAGATACCCAGACACCCTTGACAAACTCTCCATGACCAGATTGATGGTCTGTTAGATATTCCTTTCTCACCCAGATTTCTTCACTAGGTAGATTACAAATAAGAGATGACATGGCAATAAAAAAGACCCTATTATCTAGGGTCTCTAATATCAACGACCTTGTCCTCGGTAACGTTTGGGTTTACTATTACCAGAACTAGCTGAGTACTTAGTGTGTTGTCCTGAACCTTGTCGTGTCTTCTTGGGCTTGGAATCAATGAAGGTTCCACCCATCAATGAACGTTTGAACTTTGCCATAGTGTGATGTATCTACTTGTATATTATAAAGGGGTTAGAGAGGATCCTAGAACCCTCTGTGACAGTTTATCAGATGACCCTTGTCTTCTCATGTCCAACACGAATACGAGGATCACACCAGATCTCCATACCAGCTTCGATAGCATCCAAACAGAAGGATACATCTTCACCACACATATCTTGAACTGCTCCAGATTCAAAGACTTGCATCTTAGGAGCAAACCATGGATACTTCATCTCAGGATGTTCAAACACACCCTTCTTAATCAATACCCAACCAAACCCTGTATAATCAACAGTGAAAGGCTTCTTACGTTTCTGAATACCATCAACCATCTCATGGTTCATCACACCACCGTTATTACGGAAGTCATCTTCATCCAACCAATGAGCAACTGAGGTAGTACGTCCATCTTCTGTAGAGTACCAACCAGCAACGATCTCTTTCTCTTCACCTTCTGCTGGAATTGCCATATCACAGAGTTGCCAGAACTTCTCTGTATTGAAGACAATATCACTATCAATCCACAACTGATAGTCATACTCCAGTTTACCATCCCAGGGTACCTGATCAGGTCCACGAAGTACATTAGCACCCAGACACTTACAACGAGCAAAGTTCACCATGGAACTATAGTCTTGTGAGATCTGAATACTCATCTGGTTTTGAACCATATCAAAACACAACTGTACAAAGTTCTTCAGGAAAGTGAATGAACATCCACGACCTGGAAGACAGAAGACAATTGTCTTACCACGCATTCGTTCTTTAATTGCATCAATATCCCAATCAGGTTCAGTTGTTGACCCTGTTGTTTTTGGCTTGCTAGCCTTCACGGTGAAACCTTTCGCCACGTTCAATACTCCATTTCATTCATTATTGTATACGATATTTAGTTGTTATTCAACACGTTTCACAAGTCCATATTCAGATAGAACCTCATGAAAGATCTCTTTTAGTTCTTCTCTTTCCTTAGGTGTGAATACATTGTTAGGACGGACTGGGAGGGGTCCAGGATCCTCTCCAGTCCACTTCTTTGCGAATGAGAGACCTTCACCCCCTGTGCTCATATTCTGTGTACTCATCTTCATTAGTAACTCGACTCCTCTAATACCTTTGGAGCGTCACACACTTCATAATCACACTTCACACCTTCCATAAAATAATACTCCCATAGACCGTTGAAACTATCTTCATTCAGGTTGTGATGTAGACACTTATCACCTGAATATATGTGAAACACTTTGTTCAACATAGAAACCTCCTTAGGTTACACGTTATCTAGTAGTTCAGAAAGAATGTTATTTTCTTCCAAGTCACGAGGAAGTTGATAGTTCATCACCAACAACTCCTCTTTCTTATTCTTATTCTCCTTACGATGAGCTAAACTATAACGGAACTCAAATGTTTCCATATGATAATCAGCAAACTGTTCACGTAACCATGGATGCTCATTATAAGTAATCATCCAGTTATGTGGTGT